CTATTTGTTTGGAGTAAAGCGAGTCACATTGCCATTTTTATCAAAGTCATAACTACCAGAAGGGATTTCATTAACCGTTCCACAATTAGGACATTGTATCTTAGTGCCATTAAATGTGATATTGTTGCTATCGTAGATACCGGGAATTTTAATTGGCTTCTTACAATTCTTGCATATAGGATTCATATTAGCTTTTTTATTAATGAAACAATTTAACAATTAAGAAAAGTTACAATTTTTTAAAGCAATGAGTTAATATTTAACTAAACACATTAAGCACAATTATTTGCACAATATGAAAAATACTCCTACTGCAACTACGCCACCGATTTTTAAGCTACATATTAGTTTTCCAATTTTACTTTGTAAATTACACTTCCCTTAATTATTAATTATGCTTATTCAATGTACCAATACAATATGTAAAATCGCTTTTGAGTTTCCTCTGGCAAACGGGATTGAAAATACATTTATCGACTGCAACGCAATTTGTCCAAAATGTGGAACTATTAATAAGATAGAAGATGGCACTTACTCGTTAGGTCAAAAAATCAGAGATATAATAAAAAATTTTAATGCTGGTGACCTTATAAACCTCAAAAAGGTTGCAGAAGAGGTAGAAATCAATAATGGAACTATAGCCGATTTAAATACAGGTTTAGCAGCTATAAATCCTACGTATATTAAGTTGTTTAAGAAGCTAATCGAAACCTCTAAAGATGAAAACTTTAGGTATTGGGTTAAAACGATTATAGCTGTTGTTATTGCCCTTATTGCAGGGAATACTATTGGAAAAATTGAAGTTAACATTGGAAATACCTACAATCAACTACCTCCAACAAATCAACCTTACTCTAAAAGCTATGAAAACAATTTGCGGTTGAATAGACTAAACAAAATGAAAAGCAACAGCCCAAGTATCAATAGTACCTCGAAGTATAAAAAAGGAACTAACAAATAACCGATTATTTGTGAACCAACAAAAATACTCCTACCCCAACAGCAATCACACCACCAATTTTAAGCCCTAAATGCTTCTTTTCCGGGGTTATCTCAAATGATTTGGTATCAGTGATGGTGACATAAGGATTTTCATTTTCAACAGTAACTACATAAGACTTTCCTTTGAATAACCCATTACTTTTTTCGTGGGTGACAATATGGTATTTATCATTTAGTTCAACCTTCAACCCTACTGAATCATTTTTAACATTAATATCTGCTTTATAAAACCCTTTAGGCTGAATAATCTCAATAGCTGAATCAGCTTTAACTGTAGTATCAATTTTAACTTTGGTACTTACGGTTGAATAAGAATGAACATCAGCAGTATTTTTAACCGATTTGTATCCGGTGGAATCCTGTTTTTTCAATACCGTCAATACATCTGATTTACTACCTTGAAAGATTGTTTTTTCAGCACCAGAAGCACCTGATTTGGTTTTGTACAGTGTGGTTGTGTCGGCTAAAGCTTTAACCTGTGAATCTTTAAGACTTATTTTCTGGCTCTGGTGGCAACTATAATAACCTATAGCTATCAATAAAGCGATAAGCACCATAATAATGATATATAATTTATTCGTTGTCATTACCCGGTACTTTTAGTTTATCATTTACATAAGCTGTTAGCTTATCCCTTACCATTGACCATAAGTCAAAACCCAATATTTCAGAAGCATTTTCAAAATTTGATTTTACTTCAATCATTGAAATAGTACCTGCTACTATTCTTGATAAATAACAGCTTGAGCTTTTAAGAATACATACATCAACAGCAAATACGGCAAGTAATGGTATGGTATACCAACCAAGCTTAGTTACGGTATCTTTTAAACGTTTACTGGTAATGGGTTCACCTTTCTTTTTGGCTTTATATAAACCTGATAGCAGGTCTAAAAAAATGAGAAAGTATATACAATACAGATAAGGTTGAATTGGGGCAATAAAAGCGAATGCTATTAAAATGTATTTCCAGAAAAAGGAAATGAAGGACTTGAGTAAATTATAAAGGTATTTCATCAGGTTTAGGGTTGTTTGAAGTATAATGCTGCTTCTCTCTTTCTTCGTTCAAGTAAATCTTCAACAACCTTTCCCCCGGCTTTTTTCCATAGTAAAAATTGATTAGTTATTGCATCTTCAGAAGCGTTAGCATTAATAAGTTTTAATAGGGTACTGTTCTTAAAAGCAGCAGTACCAACGTTAAATGTGAAGGAAACTAAGGCATTAAATTGGTGCTGATTTAGGGTAATTTTTACAGCATCGGTAACGGCTTGTTCATAGGTTGAAATGATATGAGTAAATATATCATCACATTGGCCTTGTGTAATGGTATCACCCATTTCAACCTTTTTACCAGTACCGGGATAATAAGTAAAACCGACACCTATTGTAGGTATGCCAACAACATCTTTATATGCTTTTAACCTTACTCCTTCTTCACTGTAAATGAATTTTCTGCCCTCTAAATCTATCTTCACATAGATAAATATTAGGGTGTTAGTAAGATTAAATTTTGCTACGTAAATTGCGGATTCTCGAATTAAAAATGGAAACTACTATTGAAGGTACTATTGAAAGACTTAATACTATTCGTTATGACGAATGGGATAAGCTTAATGACATTAAGATAAAATGTATTGAAATGCTTAAACGGTTACCCGAAACTGACCAATCAATTATGAATATCAATACAATTAATTATGCTGGCCGAAAACCCAGCCCTCATTGGGGAACACCCGGTACACAAGTAGAGGCCTTTAACATAGGAGTAGCAAAGTTTAAAACGTATCTCGAAGCGTATCTTGAATTAAATGAACATTCAGATTTCAACAAATTGGTTTCAGATTTAAAAGGCACTATTAATAATCTTGAAAAGGTAAATAACAATCTTCAACGCCAAATTGAAGAAAAAGACAATGAAATAAAGAAACTTAGATTTACAAAAAAATGGGGATTTAATCCAGTCAATGCAATAGTAACCATTGCCATCGGTGGCCTATCCGTTGGATTAGCTTTTGGCTACTATTGGGGTAATAATAAGTTTGATTCGGAAAAAAATAAAATGTACAATGAAAACCAAAGCCTTCAAAAGGAAAACAAAGCTTTAAAGGCAACACAAGTAATAAAAAAAGGGAACCATTGAGTTCCCTTTTCATATCATACAGCTACTATTATTGAGATATTCCAATAGTCACACCGCTTGCTATTTTAGCATTACCTGAATCATTTGGATGAACACCATCAGCAGCTAAATCTGTAGAAGTATTTAGTGTAATACTAATAATGCGATTCGCTGGATAAGTTGAAGTTATCGCGTTATTATAATCAGTAAAATCATATGAAGTTTCTGCTAATTGTAATAAGTGATATACTGTTGCACCTGATGCTTGTAACTGATTAACAATATTTTGATAATTAGCCCACCAAGTTGAATAAGCTACACCAGTCCGTTTATCGTTAGAACCGATATTTAATACAACCTTTGTTACTCCACTATTAATTAATTGAACCACTTCAGGCATACGATTCAATACATCTGAAGTTCTATCATAACCACCACCTAAGTTCGTTGTAACATAATTACTAAAGTTACTTGATACAATATTCGTCCACATTGTAGATGCTGAACTAGCAGCATATTGTTGTGTTTTACTATCTCCTAAGAACAGAATGCTATCTTTAATTGGCGTGTTGGATGTGACTTTCAAACTTTCAAGTTCAAACTGCCCACCGAAGTTAAATAGACCCAAATATCCTGTTGTCGGTAGTGGTGGGTTTTGACCATTACCATATGGGAAAAATAATGTAGTAGTAGCAGAAACATTAGTAGTCTGATTTACAGCTGTTACATATAAATTATTTAAAACTCTATTAACAGTTAACGTAATTAAATCACCAACAGAACTTGTTGTACCTGAAGTACTAACAGTTTGATTTGAACCTGTTTGGTGATTACTTGAGCCACCATTAGCATAAACCACATTACCTACTGAAGTAGACATTTCATAACGTCCAATAGCAATTAATGTATCAGAGGATGTTTTAAATGGGTTCATTGCATATGCACCAATACCAAAACCATATGAAGTACTTGAGTGTTCCAATACCTTGAAAACTCCTGTCATTGTCCAGTATGGTAAATTAGTATATCTATTAATTGCAAGGAACCTTGTAAAATCACCTGTACCGCCGCTAAATCCTATTTTATTGCCCGTAGTTATCCAAGCATTTGTACTTGCAGATGAAGGTGTAACAAAATCAGTTAAATCAGTCCAAGATGATTTATTATATAATGTACCTAATGGTATTACTGTACTTCTACTTCCACTAGCATAATTAGATGCTAATACACTATAACCTTTTGCATTTAACCAGTAATAATAAGTACTACCACTATTTAAACCAGTGTCATCAAAAGATGTAGAATTACCTGCATAGATTCGGGTTGCACCACTAAAAATGTTATTAGTATTTCTGTATAGATAATATTTTTCAGCATCTAAAATACTATTCCAATACAACTGAACATCAGCAGAACCAAACGTACCATAAGTAATAGTAGGTGTTGCCAATTGTGGAATTAAAGCATATACATAGGTATTAGCAGTAACAGCAGTTTGTAGACTTGAAATACTAGCTGTATTACCTGTTATTAAATTATAATTTGTAATTGCAGAATTTTGCAAGTTCTGAATGCTCTGGCCGGATGAAGCAGGTAAATATTTTGCATCAAAAGTAGTATCACCACTTGTAAGACCAGATATAGGCGTAAAACCTAAAGCTGTGTCAATTTCTGATGCTGTTATCCCGGTCAAATAATTACCGACTGGCTGATATTGAGTTAATGCAGAAGAAACTACATAATTGCTTAAATCAACAGTAACAGCAGATATTGGGGTAAAACCTAAAGCATTGGTGACAGCAGAAGATGTTACTGTATAACCTGTTAAATACTTTGCATCAGCTTCATCTTTAGTATAATAATTGGTTGTTAATCCAGATTGTACAGCCGTAATATTTTGATAGTTATCTGTAATAGCAGATACTACTGAATTGAACTCACTGGCAGATAAAGAATCACCAGTATTTTTTTGTGGTATGTTTAAAGCACTCATTAAGCTAATGTTATAGGGAAACTATAAGGGAAATTATTACCTGTTGATACAGGTACACTGATATTACTTTTGATAGGAATAATTGAAGCGTCTGCTACCCTGAACTGGTCAAAGTTTAAGGAGAATACACAACCTGCTACCCTATCAACATTACCATTGGTAAACTTCTGGAATGATACATTTTCCTGTACCTCATATTGCTCTTCAATCTGGTTTGAAAAGTAATCCAGACAGTCAGCAGCAATCAGGTTGCAATCATTATATATGTCCAGTTCTGACGTTGGTAAATTAGGGTCAAAAAGGTCTGCAATAGTTACTAAAAACTGATTGGTAATCGTTGTGGTACGGATATTTTGGGTAATGTATTCAATGTGTGCAACAGGATAAACAATATCACTATCGGCATTGAAATCAAATTCATTACCCGTAACTACCGTATTGATTTGATAGTGCTGTTTAAAGAAATCTTCAATTAGTTTTTTATATTGGTTAATAGTTATCATTACCAAAAAATCCTTCTCGCGTACCCGGTCTTGTTATACACCTTATCCCAATAATCAGCAGGGTTAAGGGTGTTATCTTCAATGGCAATACCTGTAAAATCTAAGGTTGTAATTGCATTTAATACAGGTTCTACTTCAATATCTGGTTCCTGATTCATCAGGTCAATCAATCGCTTTTTATAACCGTCTAATTTGGTCGTATAAGCCGATTTAAGAGCTTCAATATCATTTGATGCACCGGCTACAGCATTAGCATCAGTAAGCTTCTGTACGCCTTTATTAGTTACTTTAAGGGATATTGGTGTAATGGAAAAAAGCAAGGCACCATATACCATAATTGGCTTGATATAATCCAATAAAAGTGAATCTTCATCACTATAGGTATAGCCTGAAATGGTAGCACCAGATACTAAGGTGTTGGATAACCGTTGAAACAGGTCTTTACCCAATAAAGGTTGTAATTCTAAATCCTGATATTCTTGAATACACTGATTTAGTACCTTTTCATCCAAATTAGATTGCAAAGGAGTTGAATCTTTAAGTTCTTGTACTGTCAAAAACAATATCTGTTTCATTTTACACGTAAATTAAATTTGACTTATTTTTACTCCTACCCCTAAGCCAATCGTTAAGGGTATAATAATTAATATTTAATGCTTTAGCTGCTTCCTTACAAGTCAAATAATAGATACCTGTAGATAAATCTAATACCAATCTTGCAGTAGAATTAAGACCACCTATTTTAGATTCACTAATTTTCATTCTTGTCTTCTCAGTAACAAGATATGATACTTTGCCTTTCTTTGCATCTGACATTTTCTTCTTAGTTTCCTCTGAGGGTTTATAACCTTTTAATCCTTCACCACCATCGGTACAATTCATACCTCTAAATTCAGGATACTTAGTAATATTAGATTTGAAAAAATCTATATAGTACATTTCTCTATCATTGATATTATCTATATCAGTTTCTTCAAGAATTTCGAACTTGCAATTATCAAAACCATACTTTTTCAAAGAATTATAGAGGACTTTCTGATTCCGACAATCATTAGTTGAATAATGGTAAATCCGATTCTTCAAATTAGCAGTTTGCCCAACATAAACACGATTAGAAGGTGTGGTAATTTTGTAGATATATCCCATTATTTACCTGCCTTTCTAATCACTCTGGTCATCTGCCACTGATGTCTGCACTGATTTTCTGCATTTCCGGTATTAGGGTCTGTGTACCAACCTCCGGCGTGAGTGAATACATCATAGCCAAAGATTTCAGACATAGCCTGTATATCTTGTCTGGTATAGTATCGGTCATTCTCAATTAATTTTGTGCAGAAATCCCTTGAAGTAGATATTAAGGGCGCACCATAACCCGGCCTAACCTGATAATCATACATCGTTTGCACTGTACGGGGCGAATCTTGCTTAACAGGGGTGATTGATACTGTGTCACCTTCAATTTTGCTATTTAAAATACCTGCATCCGTAAGTGCTTTGATTTTATCAGCTAAATCTGATGTACTAATACTTATTCCTAAATCTTTTCTGATACCTGCTTTAATATCTGATAAGGATTTACCATTGATTTTATTTTTCATCAAGTAATCTTCAATATCCTTAGCATCATCAAATAGTAATTCAATTTGTTTAAAGGATAATTGACCGGAAACACTCATATCAATGGAATCCAGTACTGAAAAATCACCTTTGGAATGACCTAAGTGTTTAACCTTTTCAAAATCATCAGCCGTTAGCTTTTTTGAAGTAAGTTTCTTTTCAGTTTCAGGTTTTACAGGTTCTTCACTTAGTCCTTCAATTGCAGAATCGTTTGGTGTACCCTCTGGTACTGGTTCACCGTTAGCAGCACTACCTTTGGCGATACTTTGAATCAATACTCCACCATTTTCAATAGGTTGAAGGTTGTCAATTGCACGTAATTCATTAACCGTGTATACTTTTTCCTTGGTGGTATCTGGTAAACTGATTGAGAATAAGGAACCCTTATCTTTAAATTCGATTTCAGGTAAACCACAAGATTTGAATAACTTATTAATACCTCTTTCAACCTGATTCCTATTATTTTTTACCCATACGTTTTTAAAGATTTGGTAAGCAGATTCTAATTCACTTGAATTACCTAAAGAACCGGGTGTTTCAATACCGAATAATAATTTTGAAGTAGCTTGATGACTTGTAAGAATATTAGTTTCAATTTTCTTATTCAGTTCAACTAATTTCTCAGCATAATCATCACCTACAATTGAGGAAACTTGTACAGGAGTATCACCGGGATTATTATAATTCAAAATGTACTTTAATCCGTTCTCACCTTTGAATGTTTCACCAAAGCTTCTTTCAAATTTTCTTGCTTCGTCTGGTGATGGTACACCTTTAAAAAAGCTAATGATATGACTAGGTGAAAAAGATTCTTCAATACTGTTTTTATTGAAATTATTAACCAGAATTTCAGTGACCATTGAAACTATACCTGCATTATATTTTTGAGCAGGATATACATTCTGTGCAGTAGGCATATAACCAGAATAGAAATACACCTTAGAAAAACCATCTTCATTTTTACCGGGGCTAAATCGGTCATAGCTTAAAACCTCTCTCATTAAATCCCATTGCTCACTTACCCAAAATTTGTTCTTACCTCTATTCGTTCTGATGTAATTAGCAGGAATATGATTGAAATAAATAGGCTTACCCATCACATTATACTGAACTTCAACAGCAAAGAAGTTGAATAATACATAGTCAAAAACCAATTTATTCACTACCTCTTCTAAAGAATCAACAAGGCTAATTTGAAAATCAGCAGCTTCATTAGAGCCTTTAAGGGTTAATCCATCACCCATTAAATAATCTACTTTAGATGTAGTTATTGATTTGTGTAAGGGAACTTCATTGAATAGCTCTAATAAAAAGTTAGGATACAAGTTATCGACACCCCAATAAATCCAATGGGAATCGCTGTAACCGTTTACCAATACTTCAATTGGCTGTGGTGTTACCTTTTTTGAAAAAGTTATTAATTGGTTAAATATTTCATTATTCTTATCACTCATTAGTAAATTCTGTACACTTCATTTCTCACCGGGCTAATGATTTCTAATGAATCCTGAATACCCTGAATCTTTAATTTTCCTGTTTCAATTGGTGTAGTATCTGTATCATTTTGATAAATGGCATAAGAGTAATAACCGGGATTAAAAGCGGAAAATACATTGGTATCTATATTGAATAAATCAAATCTTGATGTACTGGCAGAACTGATTACAGGTAAATAAATCCTGTTGCTATCTCTATCAGCATCGTTCAGGATTTCCAAAACATATTGAGGTGAAGCAACCGTAGTTAATTCAGATAATGTTAGAATAATGGATTGTACCGATTTAGATTTATCAATTAGTATCATACTTTCTGATAAATATTAGGGTGCAGAAAATATTAAGGCAATAAAAAACGGGGAAATAAAAAAAGGGTACTCTGAATGAATACCCTCGAATACTTAACTATAGAACTAATTAAGATAGCAATGAACTAACAATTGTTGGATTAACAATCTGTACATCTTCTACATCTGAACCTGCTAAAGTAATAACACGTCCGTTTGAACTTTTATCAACTGTACCTGAACCAGTTTTTAACATCATTTGACCATTTAAACCAAATGCTAACCAAGAACCGTTTTGTAATTGAACTAAACAAGCAACTGGTTGTGCAAACAAAGATTCAAAAGCAAGCTTTGCAGTGGCACTACCTAAGTTTTTAACGGTAAAACCAACCTCTTTAATTACATCATAAGAACCGTTTGCATTATAGGTGTAGTCACTTTTAATTGTATTTGCGTCCTCAGTAGTTCCCCATTTTACGAATTTGGTAGCACCTGAAAAATTAATGGTACTAATCATTCCTGTACCATCTTCGGTATATACTTCTGTAGTTCCAGAAACAGGGGCTAAATCAGAATACGCACATAAATATACTGATGCTCTGGTACTGGTTTTAGCGTATTTTCCGGTATCACGTGCTAGGGCTATTAAACTATTTGACATTTATTTTCTCCTTATATTTTTAAAAAAGGGGCTTAATTCAGCCCCCTATGGAATTATCTTGTTACTAAGTATTAGCTAAGTTTTACTAAACCAATTGAATCAGGGTATACTGCAACCACGCCAACGCTGAATCGAGAATCGAGATACACGAGTTCGTTTTCGTGTGAGTAATATTTGTAGAATGAGCCTGACATTAACTCGCCTCCCGCCTGTAGATTTCTCAAACGGCAAGCAACAACATAGTTAGTACCATTCAAACCGTTTACTACTTCTAACTTAGCAGTAGTACCCCAAAGAATATACGGGTCGTTTGGATTAAATAAATTCTTTTGAGCAATTTCTAATTGGTATTGGTTGTAAGTATCCTTGCCAATGAAAATTCTAAAATCATCCTGAGCAGATTCACTAATTGGTGAGTTTGAAAATACACCTTGTAGCTTAGCGGTTACAGAAGTAGCAGAAGTTACTGCTGAAAGGTTGATATAAGAACCTGATTTGATTGATTTCAAGAAGCCATCAATCATATTCAAATTTGTAGTACCAGTAATTGAGGTATCGCCCTGCCACACTAACTGTTCCAAAGCAAAAGCAACGTTATCAGAATTTAATTTGGCAATATCTTCTAAGAACAAACCATCTGTATAAACTTGTCCTTTCATTTTTGCTTGTAAATCCCAAACACCATATTTAGATTCCCAATCGCGGGGACAATATGATTGATTGATTTTAAGGTCTTTCGCAGTTAATGTAGCTTGTGCAAAATCAGCCCCACCCAATGCACTTCTACCACAGGTTGAACCATCTTGGAAATACACCTCGACGTTCATCAATTGGACTGATTTAGAACCTTTTAGGTTAACATCGAAGTTACCTGCCTCGGTTAGTAATTTAATCGTTTGAGAACCGAGCACTGAACGTGCAATAAATACCCTTGATTGTTGGTCGGTATAATTCGGTAATGCTGAAATATTGTATCCCATCTCTTCTTATCTCTTTCTTTAATTTTTTTTTTAATTATTTGCTGTATGAATCAGCAAGACGTTTATAAATATCTAATTCACTAATCTGTACTTCTACCCTCTTATCTGCTGAAAATTGAGTAGGTACTTTTGCAAGTGCTTCAATTGATTCTGTAACTGTTTTTAGTTCTGCTGAAAATGCAGTCATATCTTCTTTTGAAGGAACTGCACCGATTGCTTGCAATATTTGATTCATTGCATCTTCTAATGCTCCAACTCTTTGAGTTAAGTCATTTAAAGCTTGTGTTTCAGCTTCATCTTCTGCTGCATCACCATCGGTATCAGGTTGTACTTCTGGCTGTTCTGCCATTTGTTCACCTTCTTTCGGGTCATTAGCATCAGCAGCATCTTCTGCATCACCAGTTGAAGCAATAGCTGATATTTTGCCATCCTTCACTGTAAATTCAACACCGTTTACTAACTTATAATCTCCGTCTGGTGCTGGCTCTGAACCTGTAGATGTTGAAATTTGTACTTCTGAGCCAATTTGTAAATCAGCATAATCAATCAGTACATCAGAATCAACTACTTTTACACCTGTAAATTTTTCTGATTGCTTTTCAGTGAAGAATTTTAATAGATTTTGCGCTTTCTCTATAACCGTTTCTAATTTAGTTTTATCCATTATCTGTTCTTACTTATATATATTATGTTATGCCTTAGATTTTTCTTCTAAAGCAATTAGTGCAGCTTCAAATTCTGAAACTGCTCTATCAAATTCACTTTGTTTTAATTGATTGTGTAGATTGACTGTAGTATTAGTGTCAATCAAATTGAAAATACCTTCTACTGAGAACCCTTTAACTTTTCCTTCTTTAATTTCTGACCATACATCAGGGTTATTAACCTTTACCCCTACTATCCAACTACCATCAGGTACATCAATACCTTTAGGTGCAGAAATACCTTTAGATTCATCAGTGATATAAGATTGAAATACATAGGAATCAGCAGGTGTAGAAGTATGTTCAAGGTTTGTCTGGTTGAATAATCCTTTAGCAGCATAAACTTGTGCTATTTGTCTAATGGTATCAGCAGAAAATACACAAGCATATTCACCAGTTTCAGGGGAATTGCGATAAATAGGCATATCAGGTATCATTGCTGCACCTAATAGTTCCTGCCTTTCATCATTACTTGAAAAGTATTGTTTTGACTTATTGGAAAAAGCTAAAAAATCGCTTTGTATGGCCGGGTCTTCTACTAAGGCAATAGCACTGACAAAAGAACCTGTGTCGGGTGATATGGTAAGTTCGACTAATGGTAAAGATTTTTTCATTTCTCTTTACCATAGATATTAGCACAACCTGCTAATTAAAATTTATGACAGATAAGTCATTTTATTTCACCGATAAGTAAGAAAAGGGTAAATACTTTTGCAGCCATTAACATTTACCTACTACAATGCTTCTACCATCAATCGCAATATTTACCCTTATCTCAACTTTTGCCTTATTTATCTATTATTTTATAAAACGAAAAGGTTAAAAAGTACTCTGCTGATTATAATAAGCTGATTTTGCTTGTTGCTTCTCCAAATCCGTTTGGACAATAAAGGCTCGAATGTTCTGTTGCTGTTGGTTCTTTTGATTTACTGCACTTACAATATCTTGTGTACCTGTTTGGGTTTGTTGTAATACAGTTGAATTAATTACCGGGGCAACCGTTTGACCACCAGTTGAACCTTTGCTTTTTGTAGTAGGAACCTGTACAGATAAGATATTTTTGACTTGAGCCATACCTTCAATGCCCATAGCAATGGCCTGTGCTATAGCATAACCCGGAATTGGAATACCTGCATAGGCATCCAAAGTTTTAGCAATAGATGAATAAGTTGAAATGGTGGCACCTGCTACAGCAAGAGCCTTATGAGCTATAGTGTTTTCACCAAGTACACCAGAAGCAGCATCAGCAGCACTACCAATGGCATCATACATCTTCAACTGGCTTTCACGCTCTGCTTTATCTATATTTTTTCTCGCCTCTGAATCCTGCTCTTTAATTTTGGTTAACCTTGACTGGTGCATTTTCTCCAATTCTTCTATTTCATCTTGATGACCTTGAAGTTGAAGTTTATTTAAATTATAAGCTGCATTTTCAGCATCTAACCTCGCCTGTGTTAATGCCTCAATCTTGGTTTTAGCTTCTTCAGGAGTATCAGTATCTTTTGGCTTATCCTTATCTTCTGCCCTACCCAAAGCGGATTGAGCTTTCTTATTTACTTTTTCAGCGGCATTTACTGCTTTATCATTATTGACCTTATCAATTTCCTTACCTTCAGCTACTTTTAATGCAGCAGCTTCTTCAGGCGTAGCATTTTTTAATAAGTCATCAACCTTTTTCTTTATTGCTGCAATCTTTTTATCAAAATTCTCACTTGATTCATCGGTTACACCTTGGAGATATTGTTGTATCTGGTCGTCAAATTTTTTATTGATTTTAGCTTCTTCGTCCTTTTTTGCGGTTACCAAATTGGCATACTCGGCATTATAATCTTTAACATCCTTTTTACGTTTTTCAAGTAAATCAAATTCCTTTTTGTACTTAATATCTAAATCAGTTAATTCCTTATTTCTTAAATTACCGCTACCTTCAGCTATAACTTTTAAAGCTTCATCATTATTTTTCTTGATTTCATTTAAATCAGATTTCAATTGCTGTGCTGCTTTATTAGCTCTTTCTTTTGCTAATTTTTCAGCAGCATCATTTCTCTTCTTAATTTCCTGATTTTCAAGAACACTTATTTCTGATTGGCCGTCTAAATATTTCTTCTGGTAATCTTTATCATTTTTATCAAGAATTGAATTTTTTAATTGTTGATTTTTGATTTCTAAATTGGTCGTATCTTCACCTAATGCTTTACGTTCTTTGATGATACGTTCATTAGCTTCAATTTCCTTTTGAGTTCTGGCTACTCGTTCTTGTTCAGCATAATCTGCTGCTTTAGCTGCATAACCTTTTTTATAATTATCGATAACATTAAGGTCATCAGCGATTGATTTTAAACCATCCTTGAAATCTTGTGCAGCACCCTTGAAATCACCTTTAAAAACATCTATAAGCACCTTTACACTACTCACAGCATAATCAATCGGTACTTTGAGATAATGCAGTACAGCGTTTCCTACACCGTTTATAACCTGCATAAAATCCTGAAAGCCATCTTTTGTATTTTTCAATACAGGGAACATACTTTCAAAACCGGCTTTTACTTTATCCCAATTCTCTACTAAAGCAACAATAGCTGCAATGATTAAACCTATACCAATGCCTTTTAAAGCAAGACCAAAAACGTTGGTTGCTACTGCTGCTGCACCTGTTGTTGCTGCATTGGCTGCATTAGCTACTGTTTGTGCTTCACTAGCTGTGGTTGCTGCTCCTTGAAGTTCTGCTTCAGTTGCTAAAGCCGTATTATAAGCTTCCTGTGCAGCAGTTAAAACTTCTAATGCGGTTGCTCTCTCTGCTGCTAACTCAATATAAGCTTGCTCTGCACCTGTAATTGAAGCATCAGCATCTAAACCTTCCAATTTAGCAGCGTTTAATGCTTCCTGTGTTTCAATCTCTAATTGATTGGCTGCTGTAGTAGCTTCTGCTAAAGCTATTTCTGCTGCAATTCTCTCTGCTGTAGCTGCATTCAATGCTTCTGTACTAGCTAAAACCTCTGCATTAGCATCAACTTGAGCTTGAGTTAGGGTAACATCTTGTTGTTTAACCATAAACAAGCCTTTAATAACCCTACCAAAGTCTAAGAAACCAGCTTTTACCTGTTCCAACTCTTTTAAGGCATTACCAAACATCATTAACCCCTGTAATCTTGCCATATTTTCAGCAGATTTTTCAGAATTGAACCCCAAGGCCACCATTCCCCCTGAAATTCCCATTAACGTACCTGATAAGCCACGTGCTATTGATGAAAATGCTGCAAATTTATTAGCGGGGTTAAAGGCTTGAATAGTCTGGTTAAACTCCTGTGCCTTTAATTTTAAATCACCTAATTGTTTAGCTCCTTCAATGAATTGTTGACTGTTCTTACCAAATTGCTGTTCAGTTTTTTGAAGCTCATAGGTAGCTTCACGAATTAATTGCCTGTAGTTTTTGAACTGATTAGTACCAATATCTTTGTTACCAGTCTTATCAATTTCTTTTCCCAATGCCCCTACTGCATCTTGAGCTTCCTTGATTTGTTCTGTACCCGTGACATTGATACCTAATAAAATATCTTGTTGTATGTTGCCTGAATTGTCTGCCATCTATGTTTTCCCATAAATATTAGGTTGGTGTTGACAAATCTTTTTGGATAAATACTAAAAAAGTTAGCAAATTTGTTTTGTGAGTAAGAAGTACAGATTCAGGAAGGTTTATTTTATTGTTCCAGATAATAGTGTATTTGGGAAAGGTTATGAGTTGGTTAATTGCTTCAGGAAAGAGCAACACGTAAAAAAAATATGTGTCCAACAGCAAAGGTTAGCTAATGAAGAAGCTACTAAGTGGTGGGCTAAAAGTGAGAAAATGCCTACACTAAAAGTTGAAGGATTTTATTTAGTACACGAAAGTTTATTTGAAGAAATACTTGAAATGTGGTGTAAGCAAGAAATTAAAGAATAATAAAATGCCCCCCCTTCGACGGTATATGCTTTTGTTTTTTTTATATTACTATCGATTGGGGGACAAAATATTAAATGATTACTTTTTGCAATTTAACATCAGCTAAAACATTTGAATTATAATAATCTATCTGATTCAATTTAAAATAAGCCATACCATCATTTGATTGAATAAATATTGGAGTTCTAAAATCAATATTACCCATATCAACAGCATTTAAGTTAAAACTTGCCTCTAGTATAAACAGGTTCAAATCATTCAGTTCTAATAATTGATTTTGATAGAAATAAGAATAAATATTGGGTAAGCTAAATATGTCTTGTCCTACTGTTGCATATACTTCTTTAGGTACACCAAATAAAGCATTGAATACATTGGTAGTGCCACTTTTCAATATGGTATCAGAAGTATTGTAATAAGTTAAACCTGTATACAATACTGTATGACCTGTTACAGTACCACCGCTATCAACATTGGTATAAGAAACATTATAACTCTGGCAACTACCTGTGCCATTGTTATACAATAACCGCATATTAGATTTAAACGATTCTTTTTTAGTTAAATCACCTTTCCAAATAGCAGCCATTGTTTTATCATCATAGTTTTCAAGAACGATTACAGTAGGTGAAAAACTTACTTGAATATCTTTAGCATCATTACCAGTAAATGCACTATTTGAAATGGTGAAATTGCCATAGGTATCATTATATTTTTGCTTGTACAGGTCGTTATAATAATCACTATCATCTGTAAACTTCCAATTATATGAACTTGGCAAATCTGTTGATATGGTCATTTTATACCCTTTGGACAAATCAAGTTTATGTGTCCAGTCTAAAGCATACTTTACCGGGTTCTGGCACCTGTTATAGAATATATCATAAGGTTCAATGATTAACCCATTGGGATTATCAGGGTCTTCAATCATATAGAGATTATAAAACTGCAACGTTGATTTCAAGAAATCTTTAATGGTTATATCTTGAGGTATGACATCTTTTAAACTAACGGTATCACCACTTTTAATAGCTATGGTTGAAGTTAAACCAGTTGCACCCACAATAATATCAGCGTAATGTACGGTCAATGCAATTGGCGCAATATTATTATCTGTAATATCTCGCTGACTGTAATAAATATTCAAGGGAATACCAAAAGCAGTGTTACCTGTATAAGCACTATAAGGCAATGTATAATTAGCAGTTACCGTGATACCAGTTAAATCAGCTCCCGTTAGGTTGTAATATTGATGATTTAAAAAAATGTCAACATTGTAAGTTGGGTCTGATGGTTGAATAGAAAAAGCAATGTCACAATTGACGGTTGAAGTGATTTGTGTTTTTACGTCCTTTTTAAAGATAAATTCATTGTTCTGGCCTGATACCGTAATGGTATCTGTAGATACAGCACTATCCATTTCAATTGAATATAAAGCCTCATAGTTACCTTCGGTGAAATACCACGTATAACCAGATGTAGTTTGTGCGGAATAAATTATACTTTGTACGTTCTTGCTGAAAGTTTCTTCTGTATACGGTATATAAGCCTTTTTAAATAAATCTGAATTAATAAAATCACCTGAATAGCTGTAACCATAGGTGTTAAAAATGTTATCAAAATAGGTTTTTAGATATACACCTGTTCTAAAATTTCCAATGTCAAAATTGTAAGCATTTGGCACGATACCGCTACCAAAATCAATTGACGGATAAATAAAAGTTTGACCAGTATTATAATTCCAACTATTGATAACCGTATTCATATTGAAGGTATGGCTATCATTACCAGTAAAAGCTGAAGTTAAAAGTGCATCCCCTATTTTGCCTAAGAAATTAATAAAATATCCGGTGATGATTGCCTGATAAGTATAGTTACCATTTTTGTCTTTATCGATTTCTTGCAATTTAAAACCACCTTTAAAAAGCATTGTAGAATTTTCAAATACTACACAGTCTACAGCCCTATTTGGACTATAATTATAAAACATTTTTTCATCCAGTGAACCATCTGCATATCTGGAAAAGTTGAAACAATTACCTAATATTCGATTATTGTTCTTAGTACCTTTCAATACTAAATTTTTAGACAATCGGTCTTTACGTTGGGATATATCGGAAATATTAGAAACAGAAAAGGTAGTAGTAAAATCTACAGCAGATGTATCTAAATCCAATTCTGCATAATTGCCATTAGGTTCAACTAAAAATATTTTATAATTTATATTCATTAGATTCTTTTCCAATAAATATTATTAATAGGTTTGCAATTCACACAATTGAAAAACATTATGGCAACAACAGATAAAGCAATTGAGGTTTTAAAGCAAACATTAGAAAGCTTAGAAAGTAGTTTAGACGGTCGTACCGCTGACATTAAGAAACAATACAAAGAAGCTATTAAAGTAGCTGAGAAGCAATATAAAGAAGCTCTTTCAATAGCTGAAAAAACTAAAGATGAAGCATTGGCTGCTTTTAAAAATGACCAAGCTGAAATAGTTAATGTGAAAAATGCTTTGAAAAGCCTAACTGGTGAAACTGTAAAAGCTGCTAAAGCATCTGGTGATTCAACAAGAATCAGTTGGAATCAAGTTTTTGAAAAAGCTTTACCTAAAATTGGTAAGCCGTTGAAAGAAGTTACCCAAGCTGATGTTGAAAAAGTAATTGCAGAACTTCACCCTGAAATTGATATAAAAGCCAACAAAAATAAAATAGCTAATGCTTTAACCAACCGGAAAAAGAAAGCATAAGTTTCAACTCAAACTAAAATAATGAAGGGGCAATTATAGCCCCTTTTTTTTATCTTTTTACTGTTTTACCTCTTACATTATCTATGACCTGCTTTACTGATTGAAGTATCTTTTCATTGTCATAGATAATTGTCTGTGTTTGTCCTGTCATATTCTTAAACATCGAACTCTTCTATAATTATACCATCACATTGCATATTCTGGTTATCTGTAGCTACATATTCAAAACCCACATTGGGAGTTAACTTGGTCATATCAATACTATAGTTGGAATCAAAAATAACTGGTGTATTGCCCGGCATTATGTTAGTCATATACGTATAGTTGTTCATATTAGCACTTCCACCAATGGTTAAACTTTGGGTTGTACCTGTGTTTTTATACTGGCTCAAATTGATGGTTCCAGTATTCAGCTTATCAAAATAAATTTTGATGTTATAAGCTTTGGTACTATCCACATTATTAATAATGATAGCCTGACTATGGCCGTAACCATTATTATTCAATCCAAACAACCTCACTGTAGTTGGGAATATGCTGTTAATAGCATCTGTACTTTGTGGATTACTCTGACCAAAATTTGAAGTAGAATAACCTACTGCATAAGACGGCCAATCAGCAGGTAACGTCAATTGTACATTGGTCGTATTACCGCTTATATCAACCAGATTGGTTATCTGAGCAACAGTACTGTTAACTATCAGGTTATTCCAACCTGTCTGATAATCTGCTGATGAATCGGTGAAGTTTACTTTAAATACCCTACTTAATAAACTTGAATTATTGTAATCATTCACAACTGCTTGACCACTTACAGAATCCAATTTAACATTATAGATAGATTGAATAGTACCTCCAGTGCTATTGTAGCTAAATGATACGGTATCTGCTGATGAAGCCACCGCACTAGCCAAACACAAATACATTTTAGTGTTATCTGTAGGGTGTGGTATCGTTTGAGTAACATTAATATAATTCAATGAACCACCGTTATCAATTACGGTAAATGCTGATTGATTACCTGAAGGGTCATTAATTGCTAAGTCAAACTCAATTAAAATCCTGTCACCTGAATAATTGGTTCTGGTGTAAATAATGTTAGGTGGATTGGCTGTTGCTGCATCAGTAGTCACACCATAAGCAAAACTAAAGGCACTTGAATCATAAGCGTTAACCGCCCTGATTTTGTAGTAATATTCCGTTGAAGCAACCAAACCAACATCCGTATAAGATAAAGTAGATTTATCAACTACTGCTATTCTGCTATAAGTACCGTCTGCTATATTTGATTTCCAGATTTCAAAACTATCAATCATTGTATAGGCGGAATAAGACCAACCTAAGCTAATTGAAGTGGATTTAATTTGTGTGGCTTGAAAGTTTGTAGGAACTGGAATAGTTACAGGCATACCAATACCCACCACAGCAGTTTCATTACTGGTAGCACCGTTTAATTCAAATTGAATCTTGAAATAATATGACTGACCTTCTGATAACCCTGAAATCGTATAAGAACCATTATCAATATATCCATTATAGATTTGGGTAAAGTTTGCATTATTGGTTTGTGACATAAAGATAAGGGTGTTATTGGTTCCAATATTTTTATCAGTCCAAACGATTTTAGCCGTAGTGGTATCTAATGCCTGACCTTGAAAGTTAACCGGGTCAATAAGCTTTTTAGTACCTACATTATTGGTTTTGATAATCTTTGGTGTCTCATTAATGGTTACGGTAATTCTATTCAATCCGTCTGAACCTTGAGTAGCTACATAGGTAGTCGTATGGCCTGATTTAGTTTGACTAACGTGTGCATTATCAAAATCAACTACCGTAACATTAACTTCATTGCTGTTGACAACGATACTGGTAGGGTTATAATCTTGCTGAGACAATAAAGCAGCTTGTGATGTAGGTGCTAGCCAAGCAAGGATTGCATTTGAGCCATTAGTATGAGTATAAGCTAAAGCAAATATTTCAGGTACATAATTTTCAATTGGGTTATTATCAACTGAACTGTTACCGTATTCTCTAACAAAATGGGAAAAGCTGTAACCGCTCATTTCATTACGAAAAGCTGTCATATACCACCAAGCTTCAGTAGGGATTGAATTATTCCAGAATCCACCGCCTGAATCGTGTGGAACCATATAACCAGATGTTAAAAACGTATCTCTGGCAGCAGTATTAGTATCTTGTGCCCATACATCGTTAGCGTTCTGGTGACGAAACATATACTGAAATATTCTATCAAAACCGTATGCTTGAATCAAGGTTAAAGACCTCATTAGATATTGAGCCTTAGTAACGTGTCTGGTTACTAAATCAGTTATAAAGGGCGCATAGGCACCAAAATTTTGTTCATCATAACCGACTTCCGTTATCCATAATTCAAATTGAGGGCAATATGAATCCCTAAAATCAACCCATTGTTTAATAATACGTGGCTGGTCACTCCATTCAGGTTGAGTACCAAAAATAGTTATTGAAGTGTCGTATTCATTGAAGCCTTGAGAACCGTGATTTGAATTGTAGTAGTGAATATTCAAAGCGTGTATTGGATAGTCCCCTTTTCCCCTTTGAATATCCCAAAATGCCAACATCTCTTTAACATAACCAATATTGGTACAGGATAAACCCGGCATTAGCTGTTTAGCATTAGGGTCTGCTGCTTTCATTCCATAACCTGCACCTAATGCACCTTTATGACCATCATAAGCCACTGATAACCTCATTGCCATTTCTTGTGGGTTATAATAACCATCAGATGATTTCCAATACTTATCCAACTCATTACCCCATTCGTACCAAGTACAATAATTTAATCCAACTTTTAAAGGTTCAGCATTGTATTCAGGTGATGTAGTTGGCTGTGTCGTATCACCACTTGATAAACTGATATATTGAGTATCAGCAGAAGTATTAGAACCATAACGGGCAACGATATTGTAAACTACTCTGGCAAATACTGACCAGTTATAAGGGTTTAAGGTTTTAGTAGTTGAATCAATGGTAATACCTGAATTTAAAGACTTTCTAAATGTTGGGTCACTGGCATAATCAGCAGGTGCTAAAAATGGTAATTCATCATTAACGGTAAATATCGGTTCAATACCTAAACTTCTAACGTACTGTAATTGATAATCAAAATCCCACATCCTACTTGTTGAAAATCTCATATCTAAGTTAGATTCATTAATATTTGCACCCTGACCATAACCAGTTGAATTAAAAAACCAATTGAAAATATTATAGAACCTTGTACAGTTTGAAATCTGTGCCATATTGGTTAAATCTTCAATCAGGAACCCATTTGTACCAACCGCTTGTGTCCATTGAATAGGACTTGAAAGCACTCTTTTATATTTAGTGCCTGTTAAAGCATTATTGACTGACTTCTTACCAAAAAAAGCTAACCCCTGTAAACAGGCAGCAGGTATAGTAACATCTAAACTGATATAATTAACATTGGTACTGGCTGATGAAGTAAACGGATAAGTCGCCCAAGCAAGCGTATTAGTTTTGTCTTGGGTGTAATTCCTGCTATCAGTGGCTACATTCCAGATAGTACCATCAGATGAAGTTGATATTGTAAAATCAAAATTCACACCTACCGTACCTAAGAAACAAGCCTTATCAATCGTATACGTCCCATCTAAAGGCATTATAAACCTTACATAAGGTGTATTGTACCAACCACTAAAGAAGATACCATATTGATAAATGGATGTTTGCTGTGGTTCATTACCCTGCAATACGCCGTTTATATTTTGAAAATTATCATAATCCAACATCCACTGAGGGCTGTAAATAATCTGACTGCTATGGTCTACCTGACTATCTGGTATACTACTGGCTTGCCAATCATACCTGCCACTGATATACGTTTTAGAAGCATCTATAGGCATCCAAGCACTAACCGTTGCATCAGATGAAATAGTTAAGGTATGAAAGGATAATACATTACTTACACCCCCGGTACGTTTTGTACCATAAGTGGTTTTAATAGCTTGAACAACCAAGTAATAAGGGGTATTAGGTTGAAGATTAGTTAAGCTAAATGTTTCTGGTGTACCCGGTGCAGCAGGTGTTAAATTCTGGTTATAGACAGTCAAAGCTGATACCGTAACAGCAGAAGTTATTGGTGCTGTACTGATGTACATAACATATTTATCAGCACTTACATTTTGTTTTAATCCATCACCACTAGGTGCAGTCCATTGTATTTTAACACTGATTGAATCCACCCTTGCTACAGTTAAATCTGTAATGGCCTGTGGTGGATTAATTATTTCAACTGGTGTGATTACCGTTGAAGTAAAATAGATTCCTTCGTCATCCGCGAGAAAATCCAACCTTGTTGATTTACCCGGTGTAGGTTCTATGTAAATATTGCCATAGTAACCAGTAGGTAATAACACCTGATGATTACCAGTTAAATCTTGTTTAACGATAACCACACCCGTTTCACCGGGTTCAGGACTACCCACGTTTAATATAATGTCTTCGTATAATAATATCTTCTGTACTTTCATTTAATCTCTTTAAATAGTGGCATTGCCGTTACTGTCTGGTTCTACATAACCGAAGCTATAAGTATCAGCACCATTGAATACGGTTACTGTAGGAGTTGGGCAAGTATTAGGTGGTAGATAAGCTGTACTTGTCTCTTCAACCAGAATATCAGCATTTGAATCAATGGTAAAATTGATGCTTAACCGGTTGTTAGAAGTGCTGTATCTCTTCTGAAGTATCTTATAATTGGTTGTCGTAATTTGAATTGGTAGAAACTCCCCGGTTAATACTTTCACATAAACTTTAGGGCTTTCAATTAATTCAGTTAAGTATCTGCCAAGCGTATCAGTCAGTACACCAGAAACTACACTAAAGGTTGATGTAATAGCTACATTAATGACTTCAGTATCAAGGTTGAAAACATTATTGTCTTCATTGCTATAAACACCACTGGAATTAAACTTAAAGGGATAAGTATTGATACTGGTCTTGTTTACATCAATCGTTTCTTGTGGATTGAAAAAAGTAAAGGAATCAAAGCCACCGATTTTATTAGCAAATAAGATTTCAATGGGTATTTGATTTTTATACCCGGCTAGGTACTTATATATTTTCAATTCAGATTTTTGTACTGTTCCATCATTAATCGCGATTGAATAGTAGCTCACACCTGATAAGCTCACTCCAAAGTTTGTTTCTATACTATCAGGGCTTACATCAATCCTAAAGGCAGTAATACCAGTTGGAAAATCTTGAGTATAGGTTCCCAATAAAAGTGATTGGCTATCATATAACCTGAATACTGCTGTACCTGTAAAACCTGATATAAAGCCATACAAGTATTCTCTGGAATTGCAGTTTAAAGTGGTATAGTTAGGTTTATTGGATAAAAAAACCGTTGAACCAGTATAACCTGTATTAAACAAGTACTTATTATAATCATAGTTCTGGTACTGAACCCTGTTTAAAGTTCCATTCCAAACGGTATAGTTTGTTGTACTTGCTGTAGCTCCGGTGATTACTGTATTACCAGAAGTGATTGCTTCAGTTATTTGCAGGTAATACCCTTGATAAATATTCTTAGGTTCAACTATTAAAGCACCGGGCACCAATTGAGAATCAACCAGACCTGATAACAATGATGAAAGGTCGAATACTGTACCTTGTGTATATGATGGTAAGGTAAAATAACGCTGAGACGCAATTATATTATTGGTGACAGCATCAACTACATTGCACTTGAAATAAATAATATTGGCATTATCAGATGTTAACTGAAATACCTGCGGGGTATATACTGGTGAATATGATTGAGGCTGTTTAACAATTGAAATCATTACTATTCTTTTAGATAAATAGTATGATTGACGGATACTTTTATTTGTACCTTCGATTAAATCTTAACACAATGAAGAAAGCTGTTTGCCTAATATTTTCTCTTTTTTTAGCTATCCAATTTTCAAAAGCACAAACTGCACCATCTGAAATATTTTCGGCTTTTAGGTATTATAATTCTGATAAAACACCTACTGGTTCAGGTTTTAAAATGAGACACTTTATTAATATCAAATCACCGTGCTTGTTTTCCATTTATAGTGACCATATAACTTTCAGAAGCAGAAAAACTATCAATTACAAAATTTATAAAATGCAGAAATATACTGAATCAAAGCATTATTGGGTTAAAGATGCTGATGGACAATATTTTCAAATAGGGACCAGTGATTGGAATGTCACCATTGAGAAGACAGACAAAAACGGCAAGGGGCTTGCTATGACATTGTTTAACATCAAGAGGATAAAATAAAACCCCGGAAACACTTGCTGCTCCGGGGGCTTAAACCTAAATATTATCATAATTAAGCTTTTCAGCTTGTAGTGCTGCTAATATATTTCTTTTTAAGATGTAAACCCAAATTGTATCTTTAGCCTAATGAAAAAATACCTTATTACATTTTTGCTCTCCATAGGCTTAACTACTGCATATTGTCAAACTAAAAGTCAAATAACGCTACAAGATTTAATAACTCTTTATTCAAGTCGAGATGCTAATGGTGTTGAAAAATTTACAGCCTCAAAGGATTACCACTATCATCACGTAAAGCAAGTTGATTCAAAATCGGTTTCAATTTTTTACAAAGCGAAAAACTTAGACGAGTTTCTGGATATTTTATTAGAAAATGATGAGATAACTTGTGTTGGTTACTTAACATCAAATAAGGAACGCTATTTAGATATTGTAGATAAAATAAAAAAGAGTGGATTTACTTATAAAGAGACGTTTTCCCAAAATGGAAATCAGATGACCTCATACGCTAACAAGAAATATGGATATGGGGCTATTTTCGGCCCACAAGCAAAAATTTTAGGCAAAGAAGGAAAATATATATATCTCGTTTCCATTGCTAACCTAAATTAGTAATCTTATTTTTTATTCATAACATTATTTCCGTACTTATCCTTAATTGAACTACTTATCATTGAAGCACTGAACCCGGCAATACTTTTTGATAAGTCATTAACCAGTTGTGGTATTTCTTTAGCAAAGATATTTCGAGGTTTAAAACCTTCTTTATAAATCTTTTTTGCCATAGCCCAAGCAGCAGAATCTATTGCTTTATCATCCCCTGCCATATCTTCAAACCCTGATTTCTTAGTTGGATGTGGATTACCTGAATAGTTTTCTTCATTCCTTACTTGTAGATTCTTGGTTTTGATATACTCAACAAATACATCTTTAGGGGGCATTTTATCTGAATAAGAATGTGGTGTATTGTATAATTTTTGTTCAGCACCGTTTACGCCTCTATCCTGATAGATTAACCAAGGATTACCAAGTATATTAATATTGGTATCAGTAGTTTCTATTTTCAAATCACTTATACCACCAGTTACTATCATATCAGCAGATTCAATATTTTCTTTAACTCTCTCAATGAAATTTGCTACATCCGATTCAGCAGCACTAAACATATCCTTAGTTTCAAAGTCTGCTTTGCTCTGACCTAAGTTATCCAATGAAGATATTGCTGCTGCTCTGGCTGCTTTATAATTCTGGTTTGCCATTACTGTTTATATTTTGCTTCAATTATTTTAACCTTATCCTGCAAATACATAGCAATCGTGAATATTTCAATTGCTGACTTATTGAGAATATTGAAAAATGATTCATTAGTTTCTTTGGCAACTGACATAGCTAAATCTATCCAAGACCATTTTTTATTAAACTCAATATCTTGTTGCTTTTTAAACTCATTTAAGATTTCTTGCCCGGTCTTTTGAATAGGTTCATCACTTTCTGTTTCGCTGTCTGTTTCAGTACTTTCAGGCTTAAAGAAATCATTGAAGAGTTGTAAGATTTCATCATTGATAGATTGAGCTTTTTTAGACAGTCAGTGACCTCTTGCACTGATAGGTTTTGAATTTGTTCTTTAGTTGTATCTGGTAATAGGATAGCTAATATTTCCTCAAACTTATTAAATGCATTAGAGCTAAGTTTTTGATAAGTTACAAACTGGTCATAAGTAACCTTAGATATATCAATCGTTTTAAGGCTTGTTTTACCCGGCTGAGGCACTTCATTTAAGTAACTGATACCTTTTATCATTTCAATTACTTCTGTTGGCTTACAAGCTCTAATAGCGTCTGGTGTGGTATCCAATAATATTGAAAGAATGGTAAGGTTTATGTATTCAACCCAATCATCATTGTCATAGTCATCAGGCTTTTCAGATGGAAGTGTATTAATGATTTCAAGCCACTTGGTAAATTTTAATTCCTGATAGCTCTTAGGTAATTGTTCTATAAATTGCATTGTATTCTTTACCAATAAATACTATTCCTTACCTTTGATTTAATATTTAAACCCTAGCCTTATGACTGAACCAACTCAATACGAAATGCTTTTAAAAGAGGAAGAATCTTTATTGCAAGAGATTTATGAAACCTTCGCTGAACTGGCAACTATTAAAGCTAATTTAAAAAAAGTACAGCAGTCTTTAACCAAGTACAATAATCTCAAAGTTGTACATTTTAACCACCTTAAAAACTAGTCATTATTACAAAAAGCCTTATCTGATTCAATAGACCAATAAAGGGACAAAAAACGGGGACAAAATCAGCTTAAAAGAACCCAAAAGAGGCTAAAAAGCTACCATTGGCAGGTATCATCTTTCTGTATTTATTTGCTAAAGCTAATGCTATTACTGTATCATCGTGTCCACCCGGTGCATTACCATACTTGATATGTCCAGTACTGGTATAAGTGTATTCAAATATTGATAGCTCATTAGCTGTAACGTCATTATATTTAAGATTACCCTTTTCCAAATCCAATATCATTTCAGTTATCAGTTTAGGTTTCGATGCAGCAGTAAATTCAAAACCTACCAGATTATTAACCCCTTCACGCTGTAATAGCTCCATTATGGAATCACCAATAGAACCTCTTGTTGAATCAATAGCCTTGAGTATAGATGCAGGTAATGCTTTTATTCTTTGTTTGGTATAATCATTATCCCTTTGGAATCTTTCGAAATAAGTCATACAACCATTTTCATCTAATCCAGTAATAACGGTGTAGTCAGTATATTTTGCTACGTCAATACCAAATACAACTGTAGGCTTATTACTAAGGGTTGAAATAGTATTTGCTTCAATTACCGTACTGCTTACTACTGCATTGGTATTCTCACTAGGTATAGCTAAGTATTCTTGCCTAAAAGCTGATTCTGGTAATGATTGTTGAGCTAAGTCAATTTCATCTTTGTTGATATAAGGATTATCATAGGTTGAATAATGAAACGATTCAAAGCCCTCTTCTTTATTAAGACCTTTTAAATACAGGGTATAGAAAAAATTCTTACCTCTTGGCGTACTGATGAAAAGCGCATTACCCTGATAGTCAGTCAATGTAGGTCTTATGGAGTTTAACCAAGCATTTTCAAGGTCTGGTATATATGCTGCTTCATCGATTATAACAGTATGAAACTTCCTACCTCTGAAGTTGTCCAGACGTTCACCAGTTAAGAAACTTAATGAACCACCAGTCACCAGTGTTATTACTAAATCAGTTTTGTTAGCTGACTTAATTAATTGTACTGGTATAACTTTTAATACATCTTGAAAGAAGATTTTAGATAAACTATAAGTTGGAGTTACATACGCAACATCTTTTCCTTTAACAATGGAAAGGATGCTTATTATCTGACTTATAAGAGACTTTCCCCATCTTCGCCCACATAGCAATACCTTAAACCTTGCAGTTGATTGTAGGACTTCTTTTTGCCCTTTATGAGGCTTAGGTAAATTAATATCAACCTGCATTGATTAGATTTCATCAGCAGGAGAATTAGTTTCTGATATACCTAAATCATCAGAAAAATTTACATTAATATTTATTTCACCGGAATGTTCTACTTTATCATCATTCTTATTGAGAGTTGGTAAAACAAATTTTGCAACTGAATTTAAAATAGTCCATTGTTTGAACTCTGACATTGTTGCCAAATCAGTCTCTAAATCTTCAATCTTATTGGATAATACTTTTTGTAAAGCATCCCTTATTTCCTGTGTGGTTTTATTCTTAGAGCCTTTAACTCTACCCCCGGTTTTCTCTCTTCCTTTTTGAAATGGCATAATACTATAAATATTCTATCAATGAATAAATATTAGTTATACGCGAAGAAAAAGAGAGGCTTACACCCTCTCAATTAGAATTTTTTTTAAAATTATTCCAATTAGAAATTTTAACCACAAATAAAAAAAGCTAACCAGTTAAGATTAGCTTTTAAGAGAATTAAGATTACTTATTTTTATAACACTTTTTTATCACTGAACTGATACAGTTTATCTTCCAATCGCTCAATATAACATTGCATATCTTCTAATGAGCCTAATATTTCATAACCTAAGTTATACGATATTGGTAATTCCTTTATTTTAGTTTTTAAGCTTGCATAGGCTGTTGCTGATGCTCTTCTATAAATATTTAATTCTTGCATATTATTTCTTTTTATTATTCTTTTTAATTCCCCCGGAAATTGTTTGTCCGGTTGATACCTTTGGTTCATATTTCTCTTTCAATTGATAAAACAGCGTTACATAAGTATTAAATGTTTCTTTTACACAACTGCTGCAACTTGTTTGAAATCTAACTGGCATAGGAGTTTTAACAATTGTTCTAACCGTTGAAAATGTCTTTCTAATTATATCAACTTCATTAGCAGATAAACCATTTAACTTATTTTGCAGATACAATTGCATTGATGGTTCTAACGGTTTTAATAGATTAAATAATTCTTGCTCACTCATTCTTATCTTTAAATTTTTTATTCAGTGTATTTTTTATTTTCACTATCTCAATACAGATTTCGTAATCTTCTCTAATAATCATTATTTCTAGCAGGTTATCTAAATGATTGAGTATTTTTTTAAGTGAATGACCTGATTTTATACTTGATTGGATTTCATATAATAAATCATTGGCAAATATTTTCGCTAACTCCACCCGGTTATTATCTTGCATTATTAATACCTCCCCGAATAGCGTTTATTTTATCAAAAAGGGCTTTTTTTCGCTCTTTAAACTCATTTGTAGGCTTTCCACGTTTAGTATTTTTACCTGCCAATTGATAGAAAAAGGCTTTATCTTCTTCCGGTAATAAGCTTAGAAATTCTTCAACGGTGAATCCAAATTGGCAAACAAAATCATCAACTTCATCTTCAATATCATATATCACCAATGCTTCTCTTTTACTATCAAAATCATCTTCATCAGGAATATTTTCAATTGAATTAATGGAATAATTGGAGTTATTGAATACTGAACCATACGCCATATTCCTAACTAATGAATGTTTATAGTTATCCGGATTTCTCGAATCAATTGAGAAACAGCGTAAAGCAATGACCCTCAGGCTATATGCGGTGAGCTTGTTTGGTGATTCATTATATATGGATACAAACTTGTCAGCAGGAATAAGGTTTAATTGAAGAATAAATTCAGAAAATACATCTTCTAAAAATTCATTATCCTGCAACAAAAAGTTTTTATAAAGTAAGTTTCTGATGTATTCTTTTATAGGATGTTTTTTAGATTTACTGGTTTTTCCAAAATATCTACCATCAATCCTACCTGTCTCCCATAGTTGAATTATTAGTTCTTGTTTGATTTGTTCATTTGATTTTGTTTGTGTACTTCCTGACATTTAATATTTAAAATTTTATTGGTAGGGCTTCAATTGCCCTTTTGATTAGAACTGTTACCACCGGGGCTGTAACAGCTATGATAAGATATGAGGCACTTTGAGTGCTAATAGCTAAGATTATACATAACCAGAAGGTTAAGCAGTATTCACAATTAAAAGGCTTACTTGGTAATCTTAGCTTATATACAATGTTCTGATATACTGGTAGCATCAGTAACCAGTTAATAAAAAGGGATATTAGAATTATTTGAATTAGCATTATTTATATCCCTTGTTTATTTTCTTAAAGTAATTCAATGGAACCAAGTAAACATCTTTCCATTCATACCCATCATCTTTTTTACTGGTCTTTGGCAACCACTTTTTAGTTAACTTAATATCATCAAAATCTAAATGAGTTAAATTTGTCACTAATGTTTTATCCTGATAGATGCAGAAATAAAAAGAAGGTATTCCAGATTCAATAGTGTGATTGATTAGTTTATCATACTTCTTTTTTTCCAATAACACCGTTGGATGTTCGTTATAATTTAAGTTTTCTCTAACCTTTATTTCTGCTATGTAAGGTTGTGGTGTTGTAAGTGATAAAGTACTGTTAGTTGTATATCCTGATACATCATACCAAGCATATTTATCAGTTGAAAAGCTTTTTGTATAGGTAGGATAGATTGTTGAAAATATCTTTCTACCTAACTGTTCAGATTGTTCAAATAAATCCATTTTAAATATTTCTTAATTCATTTTTTATAGTATTTAGTGAGGCTACCACTTCGTAGCAATCAGCATCAATTAATCTTGCTTTGTTATTCCACATATCAATCATTAGATATTCATCCTTTTCAGTATTGGATATGTAATAATGTCCATATAGATAAATTATTTGCACTGTATCATTTGCTTCCATAACTATAAATAGTCTGGTGTTTGAAAAACGACCAAAAAATTTTAAAATATTTTTTAAATAAAAAAAGCCCCTCAGAAGTGTATCTAAGAGGCTCAAAAAGAGAAAATTAAATTAAGGGCTTATTTAGTGATTTTATCCCAATCGGTTTTCAGGATATACTTAGCTGCTACATTGAAGTTATTTCCCCGGTCATATCCTATTTCAATCGGTCTGGTAATAACTGGTATATTATTGGCTTCAATTAGGCTTTTAAGCTTCTTTGGAGATACTTTAAAGAGTTTACAGATTTCCGTCTGGCTATAATAATCAGCGCGGTTAAAGTCAGTCATTTAAGTAAATATACTTATCGGGGTTATATCTATTGAATGACTTGATAATATACGTGATTTCAGATATTTCTGATTCCATTACAACAGCAGGTATTGGTTCAGTCTGGAATTTACTGATAATACCATTTTCAAGACAATAGCGATTAGCATTTACCTTGAACACTATAAACGTATCTCCCCAAATATCCACCTGCCAATCTTTTCTGAATTTCAGGACAAAAATTTTTAAGTCTCTTAAAGTTGCTTCTGTTGTGATTACGTCTATAGCTGCTATAGGAGTAACTGGTATAGGTGATAAGTTCATCATTTGGTATATGTTTCTTCTGTTGATGTGGTCATATTTCCCTCTACTTCTTGACTATCAATAATTAGGGTATGTGCATCAAGGGTTTTAATAGTTCCTGTACCGTTTTGGGTGGTCAACTGATTACCACTAACTGAATAAGTCCCTGTTGAACCATTGGTAACTAAATCAGCACTCATTTGCCAAGTACCGTTGCTATTAAACTGCATCCAATCAGCATCAGTGTAACCAGTGTTGGTTTGTGTGTTGTCTGGTACTGATTGATTAGTTGAATGGGTTGTGGTAACTGACTTTTTCAAGTACCATTTACCAACAATGGCGGATTGAGGGGAATCAGAACTACTTTTCTTGCAAGCTCCGGCGAATAACGCTAATAAGGACAGGGTTAAGATTGATTTTTTCATTGATAATCAGATTTAAATTAAAACAAAAATATAGCATTTATGCTATATTTCAAAATACAGTTATACTAACCTTTGCTATCAATGGCAAAGAAGCACATAGTTGAACCTGTAGCTATTGAATTGCTTGCTAAGAACGTGCGTAAATACCGTTTAAAAAGTGGTATTAGCCAAACTACCTTAGCTCAATTGATAGGTGTGACTTTTAGCCAAATTGCACGGATTGAATTAGCGGAAATCAACACCAGCGTTAGTATGGTTTATCTGATTGCTAAAGCTCTTGATATTAAACCGTCACAGCTTTTAGAAGAATAATAGCCTGTTCTTACACAGGCTCTATATCAACATCAATTAAATAGTTATTTTGATTTATTAATTATATCCTGTACCACCTTTAGCATATTTATCTTACTGCCAATAGTTCCTAATAAATCAGTCATAACAGATTCATCTGCTTCAATTGAGTAATAATTGTCTATAATTGATTCACTTACTCGTTTTACTTCAAAGGCCGGGTTTTCGCCTATAATCTCTTCTACAACCTTGTTGTATTCAGGAATAGGAATGTGTACTTGTACTTTTTGTGCTTGATTCATATAATAGTTATTTCAAATGTGTTAAGAAAGGCCGTACATGTACGGCCTTTATAAAAGCTGACAGTTTAATCTTGTTTACTATACAGGTTAGCAATAGCTTGCTTGAATTTTTCAAAACCTTCGTAAATCTTGCCCTCTAATTGCTTAAGAGTTTCGGGGGCTTCTACTGTTATCTCCATCGCTTCAGATGAAAAATCTAACTCAACTGATACTTGTTCACCATCTTGTTGAAAAAGCAATACCGTTGTGTCAATATCATTTTCATTTAGATTATTTAAACCAATGTAATGAGAGATATACTCACTAAAGTCTGTCCTTATATTTTCTTCCCGTTGTTCCGGGGTACGCTCAAATTGAGCTGTTTGTGCTTGATTCATATTATAATTATTTTAATGTTTTTACTTTAATATTAAGCCCCCTCATGGGGGCTATTAACTTTAATTCATCGACAGAGAATATTCATTTAAAATCTTGTCAATTACTTTCTCCAATGCTTTTTCACAATTCTCAATTGAACAACCGTAAATTGCATTATTGATATTTATCTCAATATCTCCCGGTGTTACAGGAATTGTTGCAAAAATGACGTAAGCATCAATATTGAAAATGGTGTGAAATTTTATTTTTATTTGAATTACGTCAAATACACGTTCAATACCTTCAATCAAATCCTTATTAGCTAATTCTTGTTCAAGTTTTGTTCTTAATGTTTCTGCTGAAATCCCCTCTGTATTTTTAATCTTTTTCATAATTTTTATTTTTATGTTTTTACTTTAATATTAAGCCCCCTCATGGGGGCTATTTAAATTAGAACGATACTTTGATATAGATATATTGTCCTTCTAATTCATCATTATAAGGAAGTTGTAGTTTTTCACATACTCCCTTATAAATTCTTTTGATATTATTGGGATTTGCATCATACCAAATAATTGTTTTTGCTACTGGTTGAATAGTGCTTACTTGGTCAGCTATACCAAATTTAAAGTTATCCACTCCTACTGTTTGGATTAACTTGTTTAATTCTGTTTGTACTTCTGTACCGATTTGTTCTGAGTTCATATTACTATATTTATTTTTAAAAGTGACTATTGTGTTAAAAAGCCTTCCATGAAGGAAGACTTTTTAGATGATTATTTTAGAATATCTAAAGTGAATGCTACTCTACTTTCAGCAGTCAAGTTATAATCTACTAATGCTTCCAATAATTTAATCTTCGCTTCAATTGATAAGTTATACTTATTTCTAATTTCTAATTTAGAATCCGGTGTTAAGATTAGTACAAAAACTTCGTCAAATCCCTCCGCGCTTTTTACATCTATCCAATAGGTAGGAACTGAATGATATTCTTGACCGTCTAAATTATGGTAAGCAATCTGATTCACCACATATCCTCGTTGTATCAATACTTCACTTAACTGTTTAGAAGTATTCCTTAACTTTTCAATGAGTTCAAGATTCTCTACTTCATCCATTCTAACGTTTATTAATTCTCCGTTGTCTGATAAATATGCAATTTCTGGATTGACCACTGGTATTTTGTATTGACTATCATTCAACTGACGATTGTATTCTTGTATTAGTCGGTACACTTTCACGCCGTGCCTAAACGATAAGTCAAAAGAATAAAAATGGTCAGGATATGAATAAGACTTAGTATTAAAACTGAATATAAACCCACCCTCACTAAATTTCAGTGATGCATCCAAACTATTATTTCCCATAAACTCCCTATCAATTGACAGGTATTTTGGGTTGTCATCCACTACTATTAAGGATACCGTAATTTTATTATCATCCTTTGATTCTTCAGTATCTTTATTTCTTAGATACCTTCTAAGTTTATTTACAGCTTCGGCAAGTGTTTCAACTGACACATTTTGTGTTATAGTTTCCATAATTTTTATTTTCTCCTTTTATATATAAATACTCTGCACCTTTGAAAAGTGCCCCTTTTTTTTAAAATTTTTAATTAGATTTTTTTGATACCCCTATAAACTACAAATGGCAGGTGTTACCCTGCCATCTATACTTCTTTCTCACTAATCTATCTCACCAGTTTTTACAATGCAAATATACAACAAACTCTTAGAATATCAAGTAAAAATCTGCATTATCTTCAATATTTATTTTCACTTTTATTTTAGCAACGTAAGTTTTCTTTACATTTAATAGGAATATTAAAAATTTTAATATTCCTATTAGATTAATTCTAATTGTAATTATTTTTCTAATTAGATTTTTCTTATGCAGCCATTAATTCACAACCTTTGAACTGAATAAATACTTTACCAGTAATCCCTGAATTTGTGAAGAAATTTAACTGCCCATTATTGATGGTAATTGAGAAGTGATTAACAACACTCTGATGATACTGCTGAATCAACTCACATTCCAAATCAATTAACTCTGCTTGTGTCATTCCAGATATGATGTTGCTGTAAGAACTATATCCTACAAACTCACATTCAAGATAACCTTGACATATTGTTACCGTTTGTACATCATCCCCTGCAACAAGCTTTAAAGGCTTTACACCTACTTCTGTTGTTTCTGATGTATTGTTAGGGTTTGGTCGAATATCCTTTACCACAGGGCTTAATTCTGCCTCCAATGCTGCTATACGCTGTTTAAGGGCTTCAATTTCCTCTTGTTGGGATTGAATGATTGCATCTTTATCAGATACCTCAATAAGCTCCTTGGTAACTCTTTTATAACTTGAAAATTCCTTTGCTTTAACTATATATCCATCAGCAACAAGTTTTTGCATAAATACCTGTTCATTGCTATTATACTTGTACAAGATGGAATTATCTTGAGAATATGGATTTACCAGTTTATAGGATTTGCTTTTGCTACCTCCGGAATATTGTGAAGATAATTCAATAATACTGGCTTCAACCAGACGGTTGATAATTGAAGAAAGTTCACCATCTTTTATTCCGAAAAACCAACTGTGATTCTTTTTATTGAGTTGATAGGAACCTTCTGACAAGGTGAACTTATTTATTTGATGTAATAAGAATTGAATTTTAGGCAGAAGCTTATCTAAGCCATTGAAATCTGCAAATAATCTTTCAAGATTTAAGCCCGTTGGGGTGTTGAAGTATAATTCTTTAACTTCATTAGTTTTGATTAACATTTAATTTTAACTTATCCTCCAAACCCTCTATTCCCTTCAGTTCCAATTGAAGGATAAGTATGCAGAGACTAATGGGTTTGGAACTTCATCTCTGCATACATTAAATGTAACTTTCTTATAAATACTCGTTGAAGTAAAAAAGAACTAAAAATTTTTATTTTTTTTAGATATTGTAAATATAACCCCAACTAGTTCCTTTGTCAAGTTGATAACTTGAATATTGTTGCTTCGCAAGTTGAAGTGTAGAATTACACCCCTAAGCAAAACCCAAAACAATCAACCCTAAGAAAAAACCCTAATAGAACTAACCCTAAGAAAAAACCCTAATAGAACTAACCCTAAGCAAAACCCTAATAGAACTAACCCTAAGCAAAACCCTAACTAAAACCCTAAACAAAACCCTAACATATATACTTATACTTTTAATTATATAAAAAGAAACTATAATATAGTTATGTTAGGGTTTTATTGAAATTAGTAAAAAACCCTAAGCAAATACCCTAACTAAAATCATTACCCTTCGGGTCGGTTGAAAGATTAGTCTTTAGGTAGGTTAACTAAAACCTATTACTTCAACTTTGCTACGCAAATTCTTTTTTTTGAAATAACTTAAAATAATTAATAAATTAAAATAAGAATATTCAGTTAAAAGATAAAAGTTAAAACCTATACTTCAACGTAGCGAAGCTACCATACCTTTAATTGATTAATCTTAAATTTACTTATTTGAAATTACTATACTTCAACCTGCGAAGCAGTATAACTGAATAAGGCGAAGCAGCAAAGCTGCAAGTACTGTTTACATATTCTAATTTTTTGATAACTTTTCTTTACAATAAATTCAAAGCTATTTTAAAGCTATATAACGAAGTTATATTCATTATGGATAATTGATATGGAAAGTAAAATATAATTCAATACAGGGCTTTAAAATAGCCCTGATTCTAGAGTTACTACGCTAAATAAATATTAATTAGAAATTTCTTAACTAAGTCCTTATTTCAGGGTATTCCAAAAAATATTTTAAAAAATTTTTAATGGCTAGTAAGGGTTACAAATCAGTGTCTAAATAGCCATAAACAACAATTTTTATAAAATTCTAATTAGATAATTTTGATATATCAAAAAGTCAGAATTGACGGTTTTTTTATGAGGAAAAATCATTATACTTTTGTGAAATGCAGAAACTAATTATACAATCAGATACTGGTAGAAAAATACAAATCCCGTCAAAAGAAGAGATGTATTTGTTGATGCAGCATAGAAATATGATTGCATCCAAGAGCGACAATCCAAAAACAACTGTAGTTGCAAAAGAGGATATTGAAGATTTGAAGAATGAAATGAAAAATCTTTCTGAAATGGCAAGGAAGATAAGTGAGATTTATGCTGTTCAAACAACAGCTAAGGAATCGATAAAGAAAATAGACGAATTACACGCTATCCAAACGGGGAAACTGTATAATCCGTCTAAAGAGAGAAGGTTAAGCAAAAAGCAGAAAGAGGAACAGGAATTAAACCAGTTATTAAGGGATGCACATTTAAGGGCACTTAACCTTAAACCTTCTAATCGAAAGTAAATTCATCAATCATTGCAAGATTTATTTCAAGCTTCTTTAAATAAGTCTGTGTAGTTTCCAATGTTTCGTGCCTGCATTGGGTTTGGATATACCTCAATAACTCAGTGCTGCTACGGTGCGAATTGTCATTTACGAAATCAGTCACCCCGGTATGTTTCATTCCATAGAGCGAAAGCCCTTTCCGATTAAACAGCTTGGGGTGCTTTTCGTGTAATTTTTCTAAAGCCACCCTGAACCTATATTGCCAATCACTAGATACAGGATACGGGCTTGGCTTAAAACGCTTGCCAAACATATACCAATGAGGTTCACTTGGAAAAGCTGCTAAGTACTTTTCAATAGCTTCTTTTAACTGTGTAGTCATTCTTACCCAACGTGGTAATTTATCCTTCTGGCCTTTGGCATTCATTGGATGAATGACAACAACACGTTTCTCCAAATCGAAATCAGATACCTTCAATCTTGTTAACTCTGCTTCACGGATATAAGCATAGTAGATGATACGGCAAATTGCTGCCATAAACACATCCTTTTTATCAAAGTACTCAAATAATAAGTCCCTCTCCTCTTTGGTGTACAGGGCAAACCTTCCTGTTATTTCACTTGATTTGGATTTAATTTTTGATACCGGGTTATTGTCTATAATATCTTCATCAACCAATGTTTGAAAATAGGTACTCAACAAAGTTTTCTTGTTGTTAAAACTGGTATTGCTCCACTTAACTTCAGGGTCTGGATTTAAATAGTAAAAATTCAAGAACTCCTGAATGTCTGCCTTGGTAATTTGGGATACATCGTTAAGCAGTCCCTTCTTTTCGAGAAAGGGACGAAACTGATTCAAATGATACCTTCTTATAGTACCTGCGGTCAACTCCCTTTTAGGTATAGGATTATCATAACCTTTAAGTGTGCAATACAACTTAAAGGTTGTATCATAGGTTAGTTTTGAAGATTCCTTAACTTCTTTTTCAATAGCAGCTTTTAGTGTTTCAGTTTGCCTGAGAATAACCCCATTCTTTAAATCCCTTTCAAGTAAAGCAATGACTTTATTAAACTCTTTTTCCCTCTTTTTGAGGTCTTCAATTTGATTTAAATTCTTTCCTAGATAAAGTTTACCATACTCCTTAATGCGGGTGTAATTTTTTTCTCCTTTGTATCTGATACTGTAGCTAACGAACCATTTTTTGTTAGCTTTGTCCCTGCTTAATTTGGGCTCTTTATAGTCGAAATCTGGCAT